AACAGACCGGCGGGATAAGAGGATAAGAGTGTGAGACTCGCCCCATTTGCGGACGCAGTGCCAATCACCTGCGTGCGTGCGGCCATATCCACCCGGCACGCTTTGTCCCCCAGCATTGCCCGACATAAAGGCGATGCTTCGGGGGCCACCGGCCGTTCCAGAACCGCCGCAGGACCGATCAGTTCGACCGAAAAACGATCATCCTGAAACGACACGGGGCCAAGTTCACCGCGCAACAGAAACAGCGGATCAGCTTCCGGTACCGTCCAGTCATGCGCGGAGAGGCGCACCTGCGCGCCATCCCAGCGTCCGGCGCGCAAATCTGCAGCGTCAATCGCGCTGCTCGACAAAGCGCCGGCCAGATCAACGCCTGACGCGTCCACCCCGTCGCTGGTTTCAATCGCGGATGGGGCCATGCCCGGCGTCGCGCGATACAGCAGACCGTCGATCAGCAGGTCCGCATCATGGCTGGTAAAGCCAAGCCGGAGTCCATCCCGCCGTGTCAACCGCCAGCAAAAGGCGAGCGTCGTCAGATCCTGTTCAAACCAGCGCATGATTCACCCTTCACGGATTTCAACAAGTGGAACGCTGCCCGCATCACCCGCTGCCCAGATGACAGGATCAATCGTCAGACTGTCCTCGGCAAAGCGGACTGGCACGTCAAAGCAATACCCCGCCGTCAGAACGGTTCCGATCGCGGGCGGGAGGTCAAAGGTGATGACGCCCGCACCTGTCAGGCTCCAGCCAGTCACCTGCGGCACGCCATCCAGGGCGACCAGAACACTGCCAGCTTCGGGCCGAGTGATGCGGCGGCGTTCCGCTTCGTCGCCAGCGCCATAGAGTTTAACCAGCGCAAACTGGGTCGTCACGCCATCGCCAACACCCAAGGGCTGGTCGGTTGCGGTTGGTGTTCCCGTCATGCCGTTTGAGCTGTGATCGAGCGGATCGCGAAAGCGGAACCCTTTGGTAGCACCCCGCCGCGCCCGGAAAAAGGCGATGAGCGTTTGCAAATCCGCCTCTGACCGGACGCCCGGCCCGGCGTCAAAGCGCATCCGGCCGCTCGCCCAATCCATATTGCGCTGTTCATGGCCGGACGCTGCCGTCACAATTTGCGTTGAAAACCCCGGCGAAACGCTCGCCTCGCGCCCGATAGAAAGGGGGAAAGACACATCGTCAAAAGCCTGCACATCATCCTCCGCAAGATCAAAATGGGTGTATCCGTCGCGCAGCACCTGCGGCAGCGCCCAGACAAAAGTGACCGCAACACCGCGTTTGCGTGCCGCATCGGTCGCAGCGTCAATCGGTCGCCATTGGGCGCGATCAGCTTCAAGCAGGACAAAGCCGGAGAGATAATGCTGTTTGCTCACCGGATATCCAAGCCGCGCCTCGACCGCCGCGACGCCGCGCTGCGTTGCGCCGACATTGCCCGTCGTCACCCAGTCATAATCCTCCAACTGCAGCACATCGAACGCAGGCGACGCCCAGACCATCGGCACATTGGCGCGCTGCGCGTCCGGCGCAGCAGCATCCAAAACGGTTGGCAGATAGACGAGGATCAGCGCTTCGCAACTCGGATGGTCGAGCCGCACTGCATTGACCAGCGCCGCTGTCGATCCCGCCAATAGTGCCCCGGCAGCATCCAGCAGCGCCTTTTGCGCAGCCGTCAGCGTGGTAGACCGAATCGTCGGAATCTCGACCGGACTGCCGCCAAAAGCCGCCTTTGCCGCGTCATCATAAAGGCAAATCCGCCCGTCCGGCATCGTCCACCACCACGGCTCCCCCACCTGAAAGCGCGGCGCGTGACCGGCCAAGGTTGCCAGTGCCATGAAGGCCCGCGCCACCGCCTGCAGATAGGCCATGCCGCCACTGTGTGCGGGGGAAAGCAATGCAGAGGGCGGCAACCATCCGGTCAGCGCGGGATCGCCATTCCACGCCCGCTGTTTCCAGTCGTTCCAGCAATGCGCGTCAAGCAATTCGTAACTGAGTGAAACGATCAGACCATAGCCAAGCGCCTTGGCCCGCGAAATCGCTGTGCCAGGCTGAACAGGCCGCATTGAGCGCGCCACCGGTCAGGCTTACATAATGGCCACCGCCTGAAGGTTCGAGCCGGAAATAATGGCTCATCCCGACATAATGGTTGATCGCCCCGCGATAGCCGAGATGCAGCGCATTGCGCAGCAGCCGCGCGGGTGTCAGGTGATAGCTGTCGTCATAGCCCGTCGCGATTGACAGCCCGTGTTCCGGCACAATCGTGTCGCCAATCTCCAGCACGGAGCCGGAGCCTTCGCACACCATGTCGGTCAGCGTCACCCAGCCAGTGGCGGGCGTTGCAAGGTTCGCGTCCAGATTGGTGAAGCCCGCAGGAACGAGCGAGATGAACATCCGGTCCACATCGCCCGCCCACACCGGGTCAGCATCGGCAGGCAGCGCAAAGCCGCCTTGCATCGCATCAAAATCCAGCGTCACATCCGCGTCGGTCGGCGTGCCTTGGGCATAGTTCCACAGCCGGACAAACCAGCTTTTTGCGACACCATTGGCATCGCGCCCCTCAATCGTCAGTGTCGGGCCGTTGATCGCGTCCAACGGCAGCACGCCAGCAGATTGCCAGCGGAAGCGAAGTTGCGTGTGCCGGAAATCACGGTTCGTCTGATAGGCCAGAAGCGGGTGATCATGCCTGTCCTCCGCCTCCCAGATGAGGCCGCACAGATCATTCGCCTTGTAGAATGCCAGATCGACCCGCAGCGCATCGGGCGCGGTTGTGGTGACGGCGGCCATCATCGGGCGCGGAAAGTTGACGGTCCAGAAACGCGGATCAAACCGCTTGATATGCGACGTCACCAGCGCGTCACCGCGCTGTGCAAGCCAATAGGGCATGAGATTTCCCTTTGAATATTTTCGAAAGCCTTACCGGGTAAACACCGTTTCCCGCAGCTTGCAGGCACCAATAAATTGCGCAACAAGTCTCAGGCGGCAATTTCGTCGCTTATCAACGGAGTATCACACACGATGACTTTGACAGAATTGTGCGGATTACTTGTTGTGTTGTTTGCTTTTGCGACCCTCATCCTGAAGGTCGTCGAAGTAGCAAGGCGCAAGTAGCACACGGGAGAGGGGGCGGGCGGCAACCTGCCCCCTCAAACGATTTGGCCCCCGATCACGGCAATGATCGAGGGCCATATCACAGAGAAACACTCTGACTTTGACCCAGCACATATACGATTTCTGGATTGCGAAATCAATAACATCCTAGCTGTCCTGCAAAAGCGCGCCACGCACTGCACGCGCGACTTGTCGTGAGGAGCGAGCCAGCATGTCGGGTGCGCGGCCTGCGGGCGCGTTGACGTTGATCGAGACGCGGACATCGCGTGGCCCGCTGCTGCCCATGGTCGCGACGGAACCGCTCGACGTTGGCACGAACAGCTCCGGCCCCCGCTCACCCACGACATAGGCCCGCCCCGGCGAAACGGGTCCGCCCGTCGCCCGGCCCGGTGCGCCCAGAAAGGCCGACAGCAGAGACACACCGGCATTGATCCAGGCATTGCCACTGCTTTGCCCGCCGCCGCCGCCAAGGCTGCTAAGACCCGTATTGATCGCGGCGGCGGCAATTTCAGACATGACCGACAAAGCGACGCGCTTGAGATCATCAAAGCCGAATTTGCCGGTGCGGATCGCGCGGGCCAGGCTTGCTTCGATCATCTGCCCAGCGCGTTCTACGCCAGCGCCCAGCGGCCCTTCCAACTGCCCGCGCATCTCCGCCACGTCGCGCGCGAATCCTTGCGTGTCGGCGCGGACGGACACGACCAGTTTTTCGATTTCCTCATCCATCGGGAAATTGCTCCTTCAATCGGGCGATCAGTGGACCATCGCCTGCGGCCTCTGCCTGTGGTGTCAGCGCGGACAAAATCGTGGCAAGTTCAGCCGGTGTCGCGCTCCAGAACTCATCCGGACGCCAGCCCAGCACCGCGCCTGCCAGTCCGGCGAGACGGGTGGCGGCTTTGGTGAAGCTATCGCCCACCCAATATCTGCCCAAGCAAGGTCTTGAGCGGAGGCGTCGCCGCCGCGAGACCGGCGGCCATGACAGCATCCCCCAGATCCGTCCGCAGCACGCCATCGCGCCGGTCGAGGCAGTGCCAAAACAAGGTCACCATTTCAGAGAGTTTGAGCTGCCCTGCCGCTGCCCGTTCGACCAGCGCGAAAAGTGGCCCCAATTCCTCCTCCACCGCCACCAGCGCGGCAAAGGTCGGGCGCAGGCGATAGCCGCAAATGACCGCCTCACCCCGTGCAGGGTTTGCCGCGACACTCACAACGACACCACAGGGCCGGAGCTTTCAAGTGCGAGCGTGTAGCTGCGTTCGCCGTTGAAATCGCCAGCATAGTCAAGCCGTGCGACCAGGAATTTGCCGCGCAACCGCTCGCCCGATTCAAAGCTCAACTCATAATCATCAAGCACACCAGTGAGCGCGTTGGTCTTGATCCGCGTTTCTGCGGCCGATCCGGTAAAGACCCCGGCTCCGGACGCAGAGACCGATCGCACGCCTGCCCCGGTCAGTAACTCGCGCCACCCGCCCGATCCTTTGTTGGTGATGACCACGCCTTCGCCATTGATGCTGAGTTGCGTCGTTCGCAGCCCGGCGACCGTGGTGTAAACGGGCACAGCCTGCCCATCGCCGACCTTCAACAGGAAGGCGCTTCCTTTTTCTGCTGGCATTTCCGGTTTCTCCAAATAGCCCTCTCCCGTTGCGGGAAAGGGCGAATAAATCTCATTCTACCGCCATCACGCGCACGCGGTGTTCGATCAGCCCTGCCCAAGGGCCGGCGGCATCGCGCACGACCATGGAACGCAGGAAGACGAGGCTGGCGATGTGCCATCCGTCGAGTGCGCGGGGCAAAGTGGCGATGATCGCTTCAACCTCATGCATCAGGCTGTGGAGCGTTGCAGGCTCCTCGCCATCATCCCACACGGTCAGCGCAAGGCGGATTTCGCGTCCATCCTCGGTCTTTGTGCTCCAGTCTGACTGGGAGCCATCGGACACCCTGATATAGGGAAAAGCAGCGCGCGGCGGCGGGCCGTCATACACGTCCGATATGGCGGCCATAATCGGCACGGAGGATTGCAGCGCGTCGATCACTGCCTCTTGCAGGGCTAGGCTTGCAGCGGTCATTGTCCGAAATTCCTCAAACGTGGATCATCCAGCCGACGGCGGCGCAAAGCCTTACCGGTCAGGATGATCCTGTGTTGCTGTGCGTCGATGCGCACGTCGCGCGGCAGGCGGGCGTCCGCAATCAAGCGCGCAATCAC